GTGCTGATTGAGGTTCTTCCTTATGAAAGACCGTAGCGGCCGCGACCATATACCTAACTTGTGGAGTCTCATAGATCTCCTTCGTAGCGCGATTGCGTACAAGATACTTCTCAATAAGTTGTTCAATTGCTGCATAACCGTATTCCTCATCCTTGGCATGATCGATCATGTCGTTCATCTTGTTCCAGTCATCTTCACTATACCACTCAAGAAGTTCTGGAGTGTATAGACCAGTGGCTACATTCCTTTTTACAATCTCCAACAGGTGTGGAGGCTGGTAACTGCCATACACATCTTTACGTAACATACTGAGTCGTTGTTTGCCAGCCACGTACTGATAGTTGGTGTGCCCTACATCAGGATTGGCTTCTACGTCAATCAGGTCTACAATAGCTCGGAGAGTAATACCATCAATCTCCTGGGTAGTGATACCATCATAAAAATGCAACTGTGCCTTGATCTCAATCATGCTTTGACTGACATCTGCAATACCTTGGCATACCTTAGCAACCTGTGCCTGCCATTTTTCAATGTGCAATGGTTCTTTTACACCGCTTCTTTTTACAACTGTGATTTGCGTCATTTGTTCTCGTTTGTTTAATTGTACTGCTTGTGTATTTGGTTTTGTGTCAACTGCCGGTGTACCACAACTTCATGATTGTTATTTACGACTGTGTCTGCTTCCCAATTCAGTATATATTTTGTTTGCTCTACCAGGACTAAATTATGTCCGGTTTGGGTCAAAACCAAACTTGCAGACGTCAAATCCTCACGGTCCAACAAAGTTATAGTATACAGGATTCCCAAGCCTCTTGCAACTTCGCAGTATACATTGTCACTCAAAAGCTGCCAAGGATCTGGCCAGGCGGCATGATCGTCCCAGTGAAGATAATATGGTTGCCAAGGACATTGAAACCACCAGGAATTGATGGCGGTCAACGCAGATTGTATGGGCAGAGTTTGGGCAGACTCACGCAAGGTGTACCAGGCCCTGAGGCGCTGGTCAAAAGTTTGAGCCCACATCAGGGTAGATAATTGATAGAATAGTTAAATGTACCAGTGACGCCAGCAGTTGATACGTAAGATACAGTGGCAATGTCTCCTGCTTGCGAAACAAACAACGTGATTCCAGTGGTGGTGTTTTCGGTATAGGTATCAACAGATGTTAATGCAATGACAGCATCTGTCACCACTTGGATGGTACCAGTCCTGCGAGCTATGCCTCGGATGATGGTATAGTTTACGTTGAAAGTACGAATAACGGTTGAGTCTATGGTGAAAATTGTCACCGGTGAAGCTTGATTGGCCAACAAGGTAACTTGTTTTCCGCTTTGTCGTATGTAGGTGCCCATGGCCAATTCACTGCCATTGGTTGTGGCAATACTGGCTGTGTTGTTAAGGTCAATCCTGGGAAAACTTGTACCAGGATCTTCTCTATCAGAATACTGATCACCACGTTCAAACAAATCACTGATGCTGATGTTGTTGGAATTCTGTATGTCGATACAGGCAGTGTAAGGATTGGTGTTGTCGCCAAAAGTTGCAAGTGCACCACTGCCAGTGCCGCAACCTACCAAATAAAAAGCATTGTGGGCTGTGGCATTGAGACTGACTGTAGAACCAAACACCACTCCGTCAGCAAAGATGTTGTCAAACTTGTTACCGACCACACGGAATCCTCGAGCTCCACCGTTGACTGCTGTGGCAGTACCCAGAACCACACCTTGATACAACAAATTAAAATAACTGTTTTGTATTGTGACACCATCGACTTCTTGATCAGTTCCGCCAAGATTGGTTGCAGTGTTTGTGCCAAAAGTGGTTCCACTGAATTCACAATTGTCAAAAACAATTTGACCAGTTATCAAGGTCACGCCACTGGCAAATCTCACACCGGCGGTGTCAGCGTTCTCATTGACCAAGTCTGCCACTGCCAAGGGACCATAAAAGCCCACACTTTGGAAACGGCAGTTGGTGGCATCTTGTACCAAGAACACATCGGTGGTAGGATCCAGATTACGGAAACCCATGTTGGTTATGGTTATGTCTATGGGTGGTGTGGCGCCGTTACCGCCAATGTTGACTCCGTACTGTTGCAAACTGTCGGCTGTTCGCGCCACAAAAGCATTGAGTGTGCTGTCATCACCGCTGTTGTCTAGCTGTATGATGGACCCGTTGATGCCATCGCCATACAAGGTAGCATAAGGCGGAATAAAAATAGTTTCTGTTACGCGATAAACGCCTGCTGGAAAAAACAAACTTCTGCGTATCTGTGGATTGACTTCTCTGCAATACAATTGAAACAGGGCACGATTGATGGCCTCTGTGTCGTCGGTGACACCGTCACCGGTGGCTCCAAAATCCGTGACTGTGGCAAACTGATCCAGCCAGGATTGCAGACTTTGTGTGACAGGTGTATCAGGAGTGGCTCCGGTCTGTACCGTGTAACCTGCAGCCTGGCCTTTGTAGGTATATGTGGTTTGGAATTCTAAAATATCACTAAATTCAGTGAGGATTTCAGTGTTACCAACCACAGGCGCACCTTCGGCCAAGGTACCATTACCGATGTACAATCTACGCTCATCAATGCTCCAGCCCAGTTCGGCACCAGACAACTGGGGTAGATTTACTTGTAGACCTTTACGGTTCGTTATGCGGGATATTTGTACAATGGCCACTTTTTATTGTCCTTGAATTCTATCCTGTATTTAGTTGTTCAAGTAGTAGAGTTCCAAGCGGCGCCACCAAGCATCAGCCCAGTGATCAAAATCCTTAGGTTCTAGTACAAATTCCTGATATTCTGGGCGTGCTGTTGGACGACCCATTTCATCCACGGGCGGTTTCACACACATCAAAACCACACCTTTACGTATATTTGTTCCATATACTTCATTGTGTGCTAGAGCATAGGCTGCTAGTTGTAGAAAATAATCTTCTATCCATTCCTGGCGTTTGGGCTTGTTGGTTTGCTTGTAGTCCAAGATACTTTCTTGGTTCATGTGTATGCCTGCGCCGTCTGAAGTGCCGGCATAAAGTTTGGGAAAATACAAGGGTATTTCTACTCCCCAGAATTCGTTAACATTCTTAAGCCCATCTTCAATCACGGTCTGTGCCATGGCATGACTGGCCCAGCCAAACGGGTTTGATCCTTGCTCACGCAATTCACCTGTTTTAACATAGTGCTCAAGATAGGTGTGCATTCTGGTGCCACGATTGGCAGCTTCCGTGGTAATGGCCTGGGCTTGAGCATGCCCTACTCTATTGCGCCACTCTTGAAGTGCTTGTTTCTTTTCTTCGGGCTTGGTCTTTTCCAGCACAGTGGTCACACTGGGCAATTTTCCACCGGGTGTGTCATACAGCCTACGGCCGTCTTCAGTGACCCGATTCAAGGGTTGATAATCAAATCTGGGATTGTACAAATTAGACTCGGAAACTTTCCCCGCAACCACAGCGGTCTTTTTCTTTTTGGTTGATAAATTCAAAACCTTCATTTAGGCCATTGCGTACCCAATCAATGATCAAACCGTCAATGATAGGCAAACTCTTAGGGTCAACTACTATCTTGAACCCATCACTGTCAAACACATGATCTGTGGTGTCAAGACTGTCTACATATTCCAACACATAGGCCAAGCCACTACACCCTGTGGTCCTAGTACCTACCCGTATGCCAATACCTGCTCCGCGTCGATCGATATTGCTGACAATTTTGCTGGCAGCCCTAGGAGTTACATTAATCATCTAGATGTTTTCTCTTGTAATCTTCTATAGCAGCCTTGATAGCATCTTCCGCAAGTATACTGCAATGGATTTTAACCGGCGGTAGGGCAAGTTCTTCTGCAATCTGTGTGTTCTTAATCGCTCCTGCTTGCTCCAGAGTTTTACCCTTGACCCATTCCGTGAGCAACGAACTCGACGCAATAGCCGAGCCACAACCGTAAGTCTTAAATTTTGCATCTTGTATAATTCCGTCTTCTACTCGTATTTGCAGTTTCATCACATCACCGCAGGCAGGTGCACCTACCATGCCGGTGCCCACATTGACGTCACCCACGTCCATCTTGCCCACGTTGCGTGGGTTTTCATAGTGATCAATTACTTTTTCTGAATAGGCCATTTGACACTCCTTTGTGTATTATAACACTCTGTTTGCGTATTTACAACAGTTTTGGGTTGGCTACATGCGCCGTTTCATAGCGGCTTTGGCATTGCCATCGACGACCTTTTGTGCCTGATCTACAGTCATGCCGCCGGCGCCGGCTACATTGCCTCGGAACCTGACCACTCCAGATCCAGGTTCAATGGGCTCCAGGATATTTTTCAACGGTTCCTGATTGATCAGCTGATTGAGATTTTCACTGGTTACGTTCACACCCAGACTTTTGGCCAAGTCCATGAATGCGGCCTGACTTATTTGTTTGGTGGCCGAAGTATCATCTGCACGTCCCAACAGAAACTGGCTCAAGGCCAGTAGTTTCTGTGAGTCTGGACTGGCTACTTCCGAGATTCGCATTATCTGCGGCCGCGGCCCAGAGTGGTGGCCAAGGTGCTGGAATCGTCTACATCATCAACTTCGATGTCGGTGTCAATTTCCTCTTCACCTGCAGCAGGTAACTCAGCAGGCATTTCGCCACCAAGGTCAGCACCCATGTCATCACCAGGTATGGCAGGTGCCTGTCCAGTGACCACGCCCAGGGCCTGATCCAACTGTTGCTTGGATGCTTGTAGATTTTGCAACAAGGCCGACAAAGCAGCACTGGCATCACCATTGAACTGTGTGGCTTGGTCAGGACCAACTTGATTCTTGATCTGATCCACCAAGGCCGGCAAGTCTTTGAACTGCATGGCGCTGACTTGTTCGCTCATCTTTTGTACTTCATCAACCATGTCTTGAGCAGCCAAGACTACTTGGGCCTGTTGTACTTCGCTTTCAGTGACTTGGCGACGGCTTTCGGCCATGCCCATGGCCGGCATGTTGCGTTGTTGTTGTAAGGTACGGATCTGATCTTGCAATTGCTTGATCTGATCGTCGATTTCTTTTCTTTTCTGTGCTGTCTGCATGGCCATGTCTTGAGGATTTGGTTTTCCAGCGGCCACAGGTTGTGCATCCAGTTCCATGATCCTGGCACTGAGTGCCTGTTCCATGACCACCAGTTTCAAATAAGCAGGATTTTGCTCACTGTGATGGAATTCTGGAGTACGGCGATGTTCAGCTACAAGACCACGTACCCGGCGCAACATTTTAAGTGCGTGAGACTGATCAAGTGTGTCAAAGGTCACACGGTCGCCAAAGTAGCTTTCAAATACCTTAGCGGCTTGTTTTGTTGGGTTGGCCACGGCCAATTCGTTGAGTTTCATTGTTAAATCCTCGTTGTTGCAAGTATTTAGCCAAATCTACACAATTGTTTAATTGATTTTCCACAATCTTTTTTTGCATCAATTTGGTTTCTAACTTGGTTCCTATATTTTCTCTGAAATCTGGGCGGTTGCTGCGATCAGCTATGGAGGCACGGGCATTGATATCGTTGGCCAAAAATGCCAGTTTGTTGTCCAATAACAGTATATCCTTGGCCAAGTTATAGTCCTTGTATTTGTCAGCTATGCACCAGCTGAGCGCAGTGCGCGAGCTGTTGAAAACACCCACGTTGGTAGCATGGCACATGACTGTGTAACCGGGTTTTTCGGGAATAATCTCATATTTGCCAAACACTTCATAGGTGCCATTGTCTTGTGGCAATATGACATTGGGCATGATCTCACGCAGTTCCTGTCGCATTGCACGTTCAAACTCGCGGTCAATGATCATTTGAAAACGTAGTTGATTAGTAGATAAACCGTGGTGGCAATCAGGGTTCCAATTATGCCCACACCCCAACTGATCAGTTGATCTGTGCGTTTTTCACTCATGCGCTGTACCATGTCATGCACTTCGCGCAATAGAGTTTGTAGGCTTGTGATTTTACCTTCCACATGTTCAAATCGTTGCTCCAGCTGGGTGTATCGTTCGGCACACAGTTCTACGTGGGCTTCCAGGCTCTTTTTTTCAATTTCAGTGGTTTCCGACATGATTTTATCCTTATTGATTATTTATAGCTGTAGGTAAAAACCAAATGTTTTGATCTGCACCATCCACCGTCAGTTGTGTGGTCATGATTTCGCCAGTTTTCAAGGTGTGTAGCATGGGTACTCCGGCCGAATCCATTCTTAATATCAGGGTAGGGTCATCTGCAGGACCATAGGCATCTGCAGTTTCTGTGGCAAATTCAAATTCCCAGGCGCCATCAAAACGTTCTGGCACGGTCAGATCAATGACCTGGGTGCGCAGGCTGATCAACTGTGTGAGTGTTTCCCAGTTGCGTTGCTGATTCCTGGCACGATTCCAAGTGATCTCATCAACGATGTCCTGACCAGCACGATCCTGGAAAGGTATGCGTGAACTTTTAAAGTGCCCGGTGACACCCGTGGCCGTGATGTCAAACAGGCAACGGCACAGGATCTTAGTCATGGCGTGACAGTTCATAAATCACCCGAGCCTGTTCCATGGCCGCTTGCAGGGCAGGGTTGGTTCTGCTGGCCTGAACAATTTTTACCCAAAGCATTTCTTCTTCAAGCTGTTGATCCCATTTGCGTTTTTCTTCACTGACGGAATGCAGTTCTCGGTCAATCTTGCCACACTCTCGGCGGTACACTGTGTTTCCGCCGTCGGGGCTCTCAAAAATATACGTCATGCTGTACTTATAGCCAACAAAAAACCCTGGAGTTTTAATTCCAGGGCTTGTTGTTTTAATTAACTCAGTTAATTAAGATGCGCTTGTAGCTGTTGTTGCCAAACGGAAACCAACGTTGGTAACAGTTGCACTGCCCAAGTTGTAGCCGGCTACTGTGCCTAGACCTTGGATGATCGCTTGC